GTCGTTTTATTCCGTTGACTCGATACGAGGATGAATACTACAACTTGCCATTGGATGAAGTAAACATTCCAAACTACTGGATTATTCAAGACAGCATATCGATGCGTACTCCTACAAGACCTCCTACTATAAGTGCTAATGCAACGACAGCAGGACAAGGTGTTCGTAAAGTACGTGTAGCACAGACCTATGTAAAATGGGATTCGAATGGTCAAAAGTATGAAATGGAAAGCGGTTTATCTTCATTTTCAGATGAGATTGAGTTGAGCGATACACAACAACTACGCATAAACATTCCTGTGTTGGCTTCTCGTATTCCTTTTGCAAGACGTATATATATATACAATGCAAACAATATACAAGACTTTAAAGGTGTGTACCAAGTGGATAAGGTTGCAGTTGGTGGTGGTGGTAATGTTGATATCGATTTTACTCAAGAGTCATTTGAAGATGGTACTTTTATTCTAGATACTGAAAGGTACAGTTATTTTGATGGATATGCACAGCGTTTGCGTTTGTATCCTAGACAGTCTGAGGACTTTGAACTATCAGTTCGATATATCTACCGCCCTCCGAGGTTACAAGAGAATACAGATACTCCAGAACTTCCGCAATCACATCATCTTATACTTGCGTATGCATGCTTGATGGATGTATTAAATAAACATGACAATCCCACACTAGCAGGAATATACAGACGTAAGTATGAACGAGAACTTGTAAAGATGGAGCAGAGATTCTTGACACAAAAGCCAAGAAGATTTGTGAAAGGATTTATGAAAGAGTCTGGTGTTGACACTGTACCTATGTTTACTCCTCTTCGGAGAATCCCATGAAAGATACCAACGCAAAAGTAGATAATCTGAAAGGTGTTCATGAGAACTATCCTCAACCTATTGATGCGTTGCAGGAGTTGATAAACTGGGAAGTTGATCAGTATACAGGTGGATGGTCTAATCGTTTGGGGTATGAAAGATACAACAGTACAGCCAATGATTTTGATCCATTCTTGACGAATCGTGTAGACAGTATGTTTTATGTGCAACGACACCAGGGCGCACAAGACTCAATACTGTTTGAACAAAATGGTTCATTGTATCAACTGAATGATTTTGATGGAGTATTGAAAAAGAATGCATTGTCAGAAGGACGTACACTTCCTCGTTCATCTGAGATTGGTACACAGTATTGTCAGTTTGGAAGATATGTAATCTATGTAAATGGATATGACAGGCCCAGTAAATCAAGATTGTGGCCGATTACAGACTATTCTACATCCAACTATTTGATAGAGTATCCATTGGGGTTTGATGCGCCACCATCTGCTCCTGTTGCTTGGAATGTAGAGACTGATCCAACAGCATCTTTATCTGGACAAAATAGCACATCGATATTTTTTTACACTACAGAATATGTAGGTGACGATCCTAAGAATAAAGGATTGGGTTCTGCTATTCAAGACCATGAAAATAAATATAGATACAAGGTTTCGTTTGTAAATACAGCAGGGTCAGAGTCACCCTTAAGTTCAGAGAGTAATACTATAACGTGGACGACAACAGGCAGTAAGTTATTGTATGCTATTGCTATAGAGATTCCTACTGGTAATAATGATGTGATTGCTAGACGTGTATATCGAACCAAAAACTTTTCTTCGAATATAGGAGAAGATGGTGACACATATTATTTTGTAACTGAAATACCAAATAATGCAGATGATTTTTTTATTGATGACAATCCAGATACAGGTTTGGGAAGTCAAGTTCCATCATTGCTAGATTCAATACCTTTTCCATCTTTGGGATGTAGATTTTTAGGAAGCTATAAGGACTGTTTGTTTATTGATGGTGGACGAGATGATGACTTGACATTGTTTTATAGTCATCCTGCTAAACCAGATCAGTTTGCTGCACTGAACTTTTTAACTTTGTCACATCGACAAGGCGGTGGATTGACAGGATTGTTTTCATATTTTAATAATCTACTTGTATTCCGAGAAAACAGTATAGATATAATCCGAGGTTCATACCCTAACTTTAATGCTACGAATCTTGTGCAGTATGTAGGAACCAGAGCAACCAATACAATCGTTGGTGTAGCAGGACAAGGTGTATTGTTTTTGAGCTACGATGGTATATACAATATTAACATCAACTTAGATTACAATGATAATCCAACAGTACAGAATATAACTCCACATTTACGCGATACATTTGCTCGTATAAATAAGGATGCTATTGCAAAGGCTACAGCAGTATATAGCAAAAAGAGAAGAGAATATATTGTACATTTTCCTGTAGATGGAAGTCCTATTAACAATCTTGCATTGGTGTATCATTCAGATAAAGTCACATGGTCTATTCGAGAAGGGATACCTGCAGGTATGATGATTGTAAACGCTACAGGTGATGTTATGTTTGGAATGAATGACGGTTCAGTTTCTCCAAACAATGAGCATGGTATTATGGTGTTGTCTCGTAAACGTGCAGCAGGAGCAACGATAACAGAAGATGTGATGACAGACAATCCACCATTGACATCTATTATGCGTAGCGCATGGCTTGATATGGGAGATCCATCTACAAAGAAGAAGATACATAGTGTGTACTTATTTATTGCAACAGGTGGTGATCAAGACATTTCGTTACATTATTACATGGACTTTAACTACAACAGTCAAGAGTTAACAGAGGCACTTCGACAGCAAAGACCAGACTTTGAAGACCAGGTAGTATATGATAAAGTAGAGTTGGATGTTGGTGCATACTGGGAAGAACCTTTGATTACGACAATACGATATGATGTACACAGTAAAGCATGTTCACATTTTCAGTGGAAGATAGAGACAAATGCTGACGTACATGTGATAGGATATGCCATAGACTTTACAGGTAGTGGTATGAGAGTCATACAAGGTAAGAAGTTATGAGCAAGAAGTGGACTGAAGCATATCCAAGAGACAATGCGATTGCAGACTATAAAGAGTTTAATCGTGGATACAATGAGTATAAGTCATCATTTAATGGTGGTATCGATCGAACGATGATGCCTGCTTCTGCATTTGATAAAGATGCTGTACAAGATAGAGCATTTCATTCAGTGTCTTTGTTTAGACGTGGGGATATGGAAGTACTTGTAGATGAAGATACAGGTGCAGCAGTAGGTGATTTCCGTGGACTATCGTACAATACTTATAATGGTGGATGGGTTACGGTAGACGAGATTGATGTATCCAACATGAAAGATGGTATGATGCATTGGGAGTTTTCTTCTCACATATACAACAACACATATCACAGTCATAATCCAAAGTCAGTGACTATACGTTTGTTGTTTGATGGAGTTGAAGTGTGCAATATATACAAGGTCCCACATCCGATTGTAACGTTTCGAATGGTGTGTGATTTTCCCATAACAGGTGCGCCTAATACGGCAACGGTGCAAGCTCGTTCTGTATCGTCTTCTGATGATGAGAATGAGAAGTGTTTGTTTACACTATTGGCTATGCAGCATTTATTTATAGGACGTTGGCGATGAGTAGAATAACAAATGACAATCCTCCTAAGCGTGGAGAACAACTTACAAGTACAGAGTTGAATCAAGTATTTACAGAGGTAAATGATGCATTTCCATTAGATGGAGATAATGTCCGCAACGAAGGTATTGAGCAACCATCATTTAACTTAAGTGGCACATCTGGAAAGTCTGGTATTATTTTGATTGCTGCTGATGATAATACAGATACAGGTACAACGATTGTACCTGCAAATGAAGCAACGTCTACTCCATACGATCCCGCTACAGTAGTACACACTTGGTCTACATTGATAACATTTAATAGCAATAAAATAATGCGAGTGTATTGGCAGTTTGAAAATGTAGTAGCAGGTAGTGGTAATGCGCAACCAATCACAGCAGATACTAACGCAACAGCGTGGGTTGTATGGTTGGAATGGCAGTTGTCTAGTGGTGGTTCTTGGGAAGAGGTTCCTAATCAAAGTGATTTTGAAGATTTGATTGAAAGTCCAGCTACAAATGGTGCTGTAACGTATCGTACCTATGGAAGTACGATTGTTAATCATGTATACATACATGAACATAGTGGAAGTACAGATGTAGATTTTCCTCCTGATCGCACAGCGTATGGATGCTGGTGGTACAAAGCAGATCAGAACTATACAATCTATGGATTGCGTTTAAAGTGCAGAGGATTGATACAGAACTTTTATGCAGACAATCCTGTAAGTGGTGATGATACTAATGCATGGGAACTGGTTGATAGTCTATCGTCTACACATCAGATTACAATCGGATCTAGCAATATTGCATATATGGTAATGGAGGAGAAATGAGCATATCGTTTCCAAAGACATGGTCTTCTGAAAGATTGGATGCAACAGATGTTCGAGATAACTTGGATGCAATGAAGAATAAGCAACAGAAGTTGGGTGGTTCAGATATGCAAACTTCTTTATCCTGGATAGATACACATCATCTGATGGAAGGAAGATATACAACAACAACCAATATGACAGAGAATATATCTGGTACGTTTGCAGGAAAGAATAATGGTGCTTTTACAAATCGTACATCGTATTGTTCTAGATGGTTATCTGAAGGGACAAGCAATAATACTAGAAGATTACGTATACCCTATGCAGCCATAACATTTGATATATTACGTCCATGTACAATATTTTTTCAGTGGCATATGATACATCAATCAAACAATGAAGTAGATGGTACGACAGGCGAGACTGTATTGTATACTGCTTTGAATAGTCCAACTATATCTGGAGTGTCTGTAGAACATATAGTCGCAGAACAGCCCACGACAAGTACACATAATGTGTTGATAGATGGAACACAGATTACAAATGGTTTTATACTTCGTAATATATCTTCACAAATAAAAGGCTATAATATAGGACTGGTAAACACATCCACAGCAGGCATGTGTCAGAATATATCATGGTCAGTATCACTTGAATGTTTTTACATGTAGGAGCAACACATGACAGGTTTAGAACTCGCAATAATATCTGGTGTAGGACAAGCACTATTGAAAGGAGGACTTTCAGCAGCAGGTCAGTTTGGGTCTGCGCAAGACTTGAAGTTGACTCCAGAGCAACAAAAGAGACTACGTGAACTTGAACGCATGCAAGCTCGCAATGCACTTGGTATGACACAAGGAGAGCGTGAACTATATCGAAGTCAAGCTATGACTCCTGTACAAGCAGCAGAGCGTGAGGTAATGGCTAGGTTTGGTGCAGCGCAAAACATTGCTGACATTGGACAAGGAGCAGCATTTCGACAACAACAAGCTATGGCAGATGCAGGACAAGCAGCAAGAGGTCAAGTATCACAAGCAGTGGCTCAACGAGATGCAGATGTTGCACAGCAGCAGGCTGAAGAGAAAGCTCGTTTAGAAGAGCAACAACGTCAAGCAAAAGCACTTGAACGTCAAGCAGCACTATCACTAGTAGGTGGCATTGGAGAGGCTGCTTTAGGTGCAACTGGTGTTGTTGCAGAGAAGAAATCAGAACAAGAACGTTACGAAGAAAAGATTAATCGTATGCGTGACTTATTGAAAATCCAACAAGGATTGAGTGATCAAGGTAAACAAACTAGTCAAAGTACGCAAAACATGTTGCAGATTTCTCCTCAAATGGAAGCGGTACAAAATACGAAAGCAACAGATGATTCATTAGGTGGTGATGGCAATCGTGCTGGAGAGTTCAGAGTTCCTTCTTTAAATCCTTTTGAAGCATTGTTACAAAAAATGATTATGGGAGAGTTGTAATGTCTTTCGAAATAGCCAGAATGATTGTACAGTCTTATCGACAAGATAATCAACAACGTATAAAAAACTCTATGGAAATGGCTTATCAAGAAGCGTTGAGTGCTTTTCAGTCTGAAATGGAAGCACGTGCGGCTGCTGTTGAAGTATTGCAAATGGAACAAAAAGCTTTTGATGATTATGTAAAAGACATAAGCAAACTAAGACGAGACATTATACGTGGAGAATCAAAGACAGCACAAAAATCTTCTGAGATAAAGTTAAAAAATCAAAGGGGACAAGCAGCAACAGATAGAGCAAATCTTATTGGAAGACAAAAAGCAGGATACGCCAAAGATCAAGCCCGATACAGATCTGAAAAAACAAGAGCTATGTTAGGGCAACAAGATCAAAATCTAGATTTACAAGCTCAAGATCATGCAAGAAGACGTGTCAAAGCAGATGACATGTATACTACTTCTTTGGGAGTAGGAGTTGATCGTCTTTCAACTGCTGCTAAAATAGAGGATGATAAGGATGCAAATGCAACGATTGAGGATATATTAGTTGCACAAATCCAACCTCAAGTCGCAGCATCATTAAGAGAAAGATCAAGACAACAAGCTTCTTATACAGCAGACCCAGATAAAATGATTCGTTTTCGAAAAGCTGATCTTGGATATAGCATTTTGAATCAAGTAAAAAATGCAACAGGATTACCAGATGATAATCCCAGAATCCAAAATATAAAAAAGTTTTTATTTGGTGGATACAAAACATACTCTTCTACTACTCAAGATAGAGTAGGAACATTAAGTGATGTTTCAGATATTAGTGAAACAGATGTAAACAATAAATATGAAGAAGAAAGACAAGCGTATTTAAAAAATAAAGGGAAAGGTTTTGCACCTAAAACTTTGGGAGATGAACCGACACCTCCTGGATATATTGACAAAGAGTTTATCCCTGAGGAAGTACCAGAAGGTGTAGATAGATCTGAATATGCAGCATTAAGAGAGCGTGCTGCACCAGTATTTAATGCGTTACGTAATGATTTTCGTATTGATGCTGAAGAACTAGAGCAGTTAAATACAACATCTCCACAATCTTTGGATGCTTATCGAGACTTGCAACAGATTGCAATCACAGATCCATTGGCTGTAACACAGGAAGAACAGTTATTGCTTGATGAACTTGCATTGAAAAGACAGTTTAATCTATTGCAACAACGTAAAAATATCGCTGAGATGCAACCAACAATGAAAAGTTCTGCTGAAATCCAAAGTAGAGCAGCAGATATAGCAGAGCCACAAGAAGCAAAAGATATAAATGCAGCAGATTTTTCTCCTGCACAACAAAAGTATTTTGCTACAGAACGACAAGCATACGAGTTATCAAACAAGACTGACAATGATATTAGAAAGATTGGTGTACCAGAAAAGTTTGGCTTGTCATTATTCAACGAAACCTTTGATAAAAGCAAAAAGTCTTACGTAGATGGGCAATCATATGATAGTGTGTTGTCAAGATTGGAGACACAGTTTGAAGGGAAACCAGAAGAACAACTTCGTGCATTGGCTGCATACAACAGTAGAGCAATGGCATTGCAGCGCTCTTCGAATCCTCTTATATTTTCTGATGGTAAAGAAAATCAAGATTACATAGCAGCATTAAAGGCGACAGCACCAAAGGTAAAGTGACATGGCTACACCTCAAACAATGGAAGAAGCAAAAGCAGAGTTAGAGAGATTACGTCTTTCTTTGGGTGCAGGAGAAATAACTTTAGAAGAATATGCAAAACAGTCTGGTCCTATTATGAGACAGATGAATGTATATTTAATACGTCAAACAAAACCCAAAGAACCAGACTTACCTCAAGATGCAGTTCTGCGTAATCAAATAAGAGAGAATCAACCAAAACTTATTTATGGACAAGTAAGAAGAGAAGCAGAACTAGATGCTTTGAAAGGTGAAGATGAGTCTCTAGAAGATCGATTTGCAAAAGCAACGCAAGAAGTAGAGCGACAACTATATCCTCAAAGATTTAAAACAAAAGAGTTTGAAGAACCTATACCTGCACAAGTTATGGTTAGTAATGTACGTGATCCAGTAAAAGGTCTGGTACGTGATTCAGAGACTGGTGAACTACGCGAAGCAGGATTTTTCGAACTACTTGGCGAGGGGATGAAAAGACAAGTCTTGCAAACTCCTCGTCAAAAGAGATTGGTTGAAGAGGAATATGCACAAAAAGATAGACAACTAGTACAAAGATTAAAAGAAGAAGGTAAAACTAGAAAACAGATTGAAAGTGCTTTAAATATGGAGAGAATGGTTCGTGAGAGTCCATTGGTTGGTGATACAATAATAGAGGATGAAACAAGAGCAATGGTAGTTGAGTCTCCTTTAGAATGGGGGATGAGAACATTTTTAAATACTGGTAGTGCTGCGCTTGCTCCTCTTGTAAAAGAAGCACAAGATGTTGTAAGTGTATTGACTGGAGCTCCAGTGTCTACTCGCAAAGATGCAGGTTATCAAAAGACAGAACGAGATGAATATGGCATGCAGTTTATTACAAACTTCTTGTTGAATCAAGGTGTAATGTCACAACAGCAAGCACAGTTAAATCCTGCTGATGAAAACTATGATGGTCTTTTAAATATAGCTACACAAGGTTCTACAGGAAGTTTAATACTTGGTATTATGGGTGAGACTGCTGCTACTCCTACTCCTGTAGGTATACCTGGCGAGGCAGCGAAAGCAATAAATCTTTCTAAACGTTTGGCAACTAAACCATTACGTGCATCAAAATCAGTAAAGGCTCAAAAGGTTGCTAATGCAATCAATAATCCTATTGAGGGTGCAAGGTATCATGGACAAAGAGTTGAGATCGATGAAGCATTACGAACAGTCGATGAAGGTCAAACTGCACAAAAGTTAGAAGAAGAGATAGCCAGTCGTGGTGGAGTTATTAATCGTTCTTCATTGCGTGAAAAGGCTGCTCAAAGAACAGGAGATATATCTGGTTCTATAGCTGTATTGAAAAGCGCAACAGAGGCACCAGAGAACATAAAAGCAGGCATCATAAACTATGATGATTTAGATCTACCACAATCTTCTTTTTTAAAAGGAATCTTTGATAATAAAAAAACAATCTCTATCGATGAAGCAAAACAAAAAGTAAAAAACTTTGAAGATCGTATTTCTACTTTTCCTAAAGATGGAAAAGAAGTGGTAGCATTGCGTAGAGTAAATCAAGTTTCAGAAGATGCTCGTAACTTTATATTGAAGGGAGAGAAACCCAAAACAGATGCAAAGATTATTAATCGAAATGCAACAAAAGCACGATGGATGAATCAAAATATTTGGGAGATTGTTGGAACTAGTGTCCCAAAAAGATTGCGTAAAGATTGGACATTAGGAAGAGAACTTACATTAAAAAGTTTTCAAACTCCATTGACAGTTGATGAGATTATGGATCTTGGAAAGTCTTGGAAAAAGTTAGATGATGCAAATGTTTGGGATGATATACCCAAAGGATTTGAGAGTTACAAAAATATATATGATTCTGTTCGAGGTTCTGTTGCTGATGTTATGCGAGACAACTTCTTGAAGAACATTCCAGATGATTTTATTTACGTATCCAAAGATGTAGCTGTACCAATAAAATCATACAAGTCGCCTACGTTTAAAACGTACAAGACAGAGATACAGAAGTTGTTGAAGTTTACTCCTCAAGTAAAGGGAGATGAAGTCTTTTATCTAATGAATGACGATGCATTGAACGCATTGAGGCAACGACAAAAAAGAACTGGAATGCAGCTTCCAAAAAATATCGATGAGTCCTTACAAGCAAAAGTCCCTTTGACTATGAGACAAATGCAAGACCTTACATCCACAGTATCTGGTGATATAGCGTTAGAGTTGTTGGATGGTGTACGTCTGAAGACAGGAACATTAACAAGTCAAATGGCTAGATTGCCAGAGGGTACTCCTAGACAAACTCTAATAAAGACAGGGAGTACACCTGCATCTTTTACAATCCAACGTAAAGGATTAGCAAATGCACTACGATTGATAATCACAGGTAATCCTATACTCAATAAGTTTTCGGGTAGACTTACAAAGAATCTTAAGAAAATGAGTCCAAGATTCTTTGGTGTTCCGAAAGCAGATTTGCCACCAACATTTCAAAGATTTTCTGATGAGATTACAAGAGCAAACAATGCAGCAATGGATCAAGTATTAGATCGGTATAAACGATCAGCGCAAGCAATCAAAGATCCAACTGAAGCGTTTAATGCTGTATTAAGAAAAGATTTAGACTTGGGTGTGCAACAGTATAAAACACAAAGACTAGAACAAGCTGTTCGAAAAGATCTTCCTGTTGAAGACATTGCTAAGTACGCGGAATCTGAGCGTTTGTTGGAACAAAATATATTGGAAGAAAAGTATGGTCAGACCTATGTAAAAGATTTTTTAGAGGAACAAGGTATAAAATCTCGTGATGATTTTATGGATAATATAGATTTTATAGAATCAAATATGTCTACGGTTTTAGATACAACAGCTAGATTAAAACAATGGAAAGCATCCTTGGCAGACTTTTTTACATCAGCAAAGATGGATCAAGGAGAAAGATTATCGATACTGCAACGGTATCAAAACTACGTAGAAGATTTGGTTCGCATAGATAATACACAGCCTTTTTGGACACCCAATAATGTGTTGCCTTTGGATATAGGAAACTTTAAAAAAATAATCGATGAGATACGAAACAAAGATGAGTCATTAAAAAATATTGGTTTGTCTCGAATGAAACCCTTCAAAGAAGAATACTATACACTTCCTTTGCTTAGTCGATCGTTTGAAACTCAACGTGTACAAAACATGGAACGTGCGATTACAAGTATGATTGATGATACTCCAGACATGTTTGTTGATTTGAATCGAAGCACAAAGAGTATGATTAGTTTGAAGGACACAGAAGAACTAGCAGTGTCTCTCTTAAAACAAGTACGAGAAACATCTCATTTGGCAGTGAAATCTGGATTTTTGACAGATGAATCTTTGACCTTGATTTTGAATCAGATGAAAGAAAAGTTATTTGATGGTTTTGCAAAAGACGTATGGATAAATACAAGCAGAGATGTACAGAAATCATTTTTCCAAGAGTATCTGACAAAGATGGTTCGTGATAAAACTGCTGTTGTTAGTGATATGGATGGTTTCTTCGCAGGTCTTTTTGATTCTGGTGTTTTGAAAAGTAACACCTTTGATACTTTGAGAATAGGTGTACGAGAGATTATTGAAAAGGTAAATAAAACTTTAAAGAAGATGAAGAAGAATCCTAAGAAGTTTGGTATTCTTGCAGAAGGTGATTCTTTAAAAGAACAAATAAAGATTGTAGAAGAACTTGAGAAAGCATTGCCTAGTTTGCTTGACTCAATGCAAGTAGATTATTTAAACAATCTAGTGATGAAAACAGGTGGAGTATATGAAGGATTGTTTTCAGAGCAGCTTGCAGCTATCAATAAGTATTTTACTCAATATGGTGTAGGAGCAGATTCTTTAGATGCAGCAATGAAAGAACTGTCTCCTCGTTTGCAATATATAGGATCGAAAAATATTGCTGTGATTGCAGGTATAGATATGGAATCACAGATAAAAAGTTTAGTTGAAATGAGTAATGGTATGACCTCTTCTCAACTTAGCAAGTATTTTGAACAGTTAGCAGGGTATAAGCAAAATAACCTTATTACTCCACAATATATTTTTTCTTATCTTGGTCAAGCACTTACTATGACTAGACGATGGGCAACATCAAATATGTTGGGTGGTGCATATGAGTTAGCGTTGCGCTACTTTGGAACAAATGTTTTTACAGCACCATTTATATACTTGACTACATTGGGTGATAAATCAATGAAAGCAAGCACGTTTGCAAAGTTTACTGGTGCTGCATTTACTGGTGGTACACTTCCTGCATTAGAGAAACTTTTAAGCAAAGCAGGATTTACTACAGGGATCAAAAGCAATCGATATTTGTACGCACCTGCTGATGAAGTGATTATAAAAGCTCAACCAGGAGGTGCGGTTCGTGATTACACTGCAGGAGAGTTGAGAGCATTGGCTGAAGAATATGGCATTGATTACAGTCGTGCAGATGCAGATTTTTATGATACACAGTTTGAACGTTTCCTTATTGATGTAAAGCTGAATCCAGACGGTTCATCTAGGTATGGGGGTTCTTGGGGCAACACAAAAGAAATAGCAGGCAGCTTGTGGAAAACTATAATACGAAGAGCATGGGATAATATATCTGCATCTAGAAGAAATGTGTTTACAGAACTTGGAAGGTTTCAAGATGCTCAACAAAGACGTTTGGTGTTTATAGATTCGATTCAGAATGGAGAGACAATACCTCAAGCAGCGGAAAAGGCAAGACGTTCGATACTAGATTACAATACATTATCTGACTTTGAAAAGCAGTATATGTTGAACGCATTTTATTTTTATTCGTTTACCAGAACCATGGGCGCGGAAGTTATCAATGCTTTTTATCGGGCTGCTATATCTGGAAACAATATACCATTCAAAGTTTTACAACTACAAAATGCAATCAATAGACAGTTGGCACAAGATTATGTAGATCAACAAGATACATTAAAGGGTCGTTTTTTCAACATTTATACAGGCACAGTTGATGGTATTGATATGTATGCAGGTGGTATGATGAATCCACAAGTGGATATGTTTGATTACATGTGCCGAGCATCTTTGATAGTGGCTAGTCCATTTGTTGATAAAGATCCTTTTGTTCAAGAACAGGAAAGTTTAATACAAAAAATATCAACATCATTTATGATAGCAGGTATTGAAGGTGGAAAAACTTTAATAAAGGGAAATCCTTTTGTTTCATTGGCTTATGAAGGAGCAACTGTAGATTGGGGTAAACGTCCTATACCATTCCCATCTGAGTTGATATCTGAAGCAGAACAATCTGGAAGATTGCCAGAAATAATCAAGCAATATGGTTTGGTAAAAAGACCATACAAAACAGCAGGTAGACCTTTAAGCTCTCAAGGAGACTATTGGGATTTTCCTACTACTCCTGATGGCAAATCGAAGTATATAAAGTATTTGTCACATCGTGCAATAGGTTTGACAGCATTTAATATTATTGCTTACAAGGGAGGATGGGTAGCTGCACAATCACGTGGACAAAAAGAAAGAACAAGAGCAAGTATTTATGCTCGTCAAGATTTGACAATACCAGATCCGAATGACCCTACTAAGACTATTGTGATAAAAGATTTTACATCTTATGCAAAGTCTATTGGTAGAGGTGATTTAACATTATCTCCTAATGTGTTGTATACTTTATATCGTTTGGGTCAAACTCCATTAAAAAGCGTTCCTATAGAAACAGTGGAAGAAAGAATCTTACGTGATATAAAAAACACACAAGAAAAGATACTAAAAGGATTACCTAAGGAATAAGTATGGAACACTACAAACTTTTAGAAAGGTACAACGAGGAGGTTGGTACAAACTTTGTGGGTTTTGATTTGCTCCCTACACAGCGTGGCTATCGAGCCTATCCAACATTGAGTGGTACATTGTCTGCGCTTTGGATATATGGTGATAGTTTGAGTGGAGCCAACAGTTTGACAGTGCGTGTGACTGAAGATGCAGATGGTGACAAGTGTATTATTGGAGATACACAGGTAGGACTATCGACAGGAATCACAACCAATACATTGACTAGTAGTGTAATCAAGATTGAGATTGACGTAGCAGATACCTGGCCTACGAAAGTTTGGGTAAAGACGGACACAGGAACTGTAAATGTTCGTGAAGTTAAAATCACTTGGAGAGTGTAATGACAATCCCAAGTAATGTAGATGCGTTTGGAAATACATCTGGTGCTTTTGGTACTGGAAGTAAAGAAGATGATGTCAGTACACAAATCAATGGTGTTACACAGACATTCGTTACTACTCTGGCCTTTAATACAGACAGTTTGGTGATATATTACAATGGAGTGAGACAGAGAACAGGGGTGGAAATCACTGTAGTCAATGCTCAAACATTTCAAACTTCATTCGTTCCCGAAACAGGGACTGTCCTTGTGGCAGTATATCAGCCTTTATAGGAGACTACCATGGCTATTCAACTCGTAAGAAACCAACTCGTTGATTCGATTATCAACGTAGACAAACTACTTGATGGTGCAGTATCGTACGCGAAGATTAATCCTTCAGACATCGAAACTTCACTTTCTGGTGGCTCAAGCAAACTTGCTTCTGCTGCTGCTATTAAAGCATATGTTGATGCTCAAGTACCCGATACCTTCCAAGGTGGAGACGGTATTGCTATCGATGCATCTGGAGATCCTGATGTAATCTCTGTTGATCTTGCTACCAATCCAGGTATGCAGTTTTCTTCTGGAAAGCTTGATCTTAAACTTAAGAGTGAATCTGGTGGTAGTCTTACCAAAGATGCAGACGGTATTTACATTGCTAATAGTGCAATCTCAAATGCTAAACTTGCAAACCGTACTATATCTGGTGTTGCGCTTGGTGGCAATCTTAATAACTTGAGTGCAGGAAATGGACTTAGCATGACAGCATACAATGGTTCTGCTGCTGTTTCTGACCTTACTATTGATCTTGATGGATCTACTCTTGCTGTTGGATCAAATGGTCTTAAGGTAGCTGACGGTGGAATCGGATCAACCCAGATTGCAAATGCATCTGTGACTCCTGCTAAGGTCAGTTTTGCTCCTCAAGTAGACATCTTAAATATACAAGCAGCTACTGTTGCATACGCTCTTTCAGAAGAAGTTCCTTCTGGATTTGAGGCTGGTGTTATGGTCTTTCGTAATGGACTTTTGATTGAGCAGACTCAATCATCACCATCTAGTCTTGATCAGTACCAGTTGACAACATCAGCAGGAACAAGTACAGTAACATTTGGCGCACAGCCATCTACTACTGATCGTTACGAAGTACGTTACTTGGCATAATCTTTTCAAGTCCTCTCCCATCATAATGGGAGGGGCATTTTTTTCTGGAGTAATCATGGATAAAGAGAAACTGATTAGTCTAATCTTAGGTCAAGGTGGTGCAACAGTTTTGGCATGTGTTGCGCTTTGGTATATATCACAGTTGTATGTCGAACAAATACAGACTATGATGGAGAAGTGCGATGGTGATCGCATTATGTATCAGATGAACATTGAAAAACTATCTGCAAAGTTAGATGATATTTCTACAGATGTAAGAGTAATAAAAGATGCCCAAACGAAAAACCATTGATAAATCAAAAATGAAATGCAACTCTCCTCGCTCATTACGCAAAGGAGAACCAGGGTTTGAAAAGAAAAAGAAAGTTGTACTTGGTTGCAAATCAGGGAGACAACAGTTGATAAAGTATGGAGCGAAAGGATATGAACACAACTATTCTGACTCTGCAAAATCATCATTTCGCGCACGACACAAATGCTCATCGAAAAAGAATCCTTTGACAGCAGGCTATTGGGCTTGCAAAGATCTTTGGCCAGGAGGAAAGAAAACAAAAAGACCTAGTGCAAAGAAGAGAACAAGGAGATAAGATGGGTTGTGGTTGTAAAAATAATATGTCCAACAAATATGGAGGCACCATGTATGGAAAGAAAAGTACCAAGAAGGTAAACAAGAAAGAAGCTAAAGCGTATAGTGGAACAAAGGTACGTAAAGGTGGAATGAAGAAACCATCTGCGAAAGTTTTTCGTGGTTATACATATCGAGAATACTAATGCCAAAGATAGACATTACTCCTGCATCATGGGTGCAGATCTTTGCATTGATTGGTAAACTTGTCAACTATGCTCAAGGTGGTTTTACTCCTACAGAAAAAGAAGAACTTGTAAAAGATCTTCTCGCTGTGCTTGGTGTTTTGGCTGCTGACATTGGCGAGGACTTTGATGCCGAAAGGTAAACGTAATATAAAAAAAATCATCATACATCACAGTGCTAGTCCTGTGTCAACAACGGTTGAAGACATCGATCGTTGGCATAAAGCACGTGGATGGAGAGGGATAGGTTATCATTATGTGTGCCTTGAAGATGGGTCTATTGAGACAGGTAGAAATATAAATCGATCTGGCGCACATACCAAGGGATACAACAAAGATAGTATTGGTCTTTGTGTTACTGGCAACTTCCAAGATTATCATTGTCCTAAACCTAGATTTGATAAGTTGATGACTTTCGTGGGTGAACTTATTGAGCAACATGATTTATCATGGGATCATGTCTATTATCATAAACAGTTTGGAAATACAGCCTGTTGTGGAAGATTTTTGATTGAACAGTTAAAGCAATACTTAAAGGGAAGACGTTGTCAATGTTGAAGAAGTTTTTAAAAAGACATCTTGTACATGGTGAACTTAAGAAGATTGCTATACGTGCAGGTATACATCAGAACAGTGTGTATGCTTGGGTGAAGGGACGCAATCAGCCATCGGTTGTTTCTCTTATATGGTTTTTTCGCGCATTGTCAGAGATCAAAGAGAAAGACTATGTGCTATTATGGATAGAGTATTTGTTTACTCTAGAGGGAAGTAAAGATGCCAATAAAGAAGTACAAGAGTGGTTACAAAGTCAAAGGGACAAAGACCAAGAAAGCTATGACCAAGAAGAAGGCTGTTAAACAACAGAAAGCAATCTACGCTAGGAAGAAAAATGGCAAAAGATAGCTGTTACAAAAAGGTCAAGAAGTCTTACAAGAAGTTTCCGAGCGCACGTGCAAGTCAAGCGATAGCCAAGTGCCGAAAGGGAAAGGGGAAGGTACGCAAAACAAAAGCAGGTACATCCTTGAAACGATGGGAAAAGGAGAAGTGGGTAGACACACGTACAGGAAAAGCGTGTGGTGCAAAGACAAACAAGAAACAGTATTGTAGACCTACCAAAAAAGTCTCAAGCAAAACTCCAAAGACTGCATCACAAATATCTCCTGCAAAGAAACGTGCTAACATTCGTCGGAAGTCTCAAGGAAAACGAGCTAAGAAAGCATAGGTGTGTTACAAATAAATACACACACTGGTGCAATATGATAAGGATAGGATCTGCATTTTCTGGAATCGGGGGGTTTGAAGTCGGCTTAGAGAAAAGCATTCCCGATAGCAAAACTGTTTGGCAGATAGAGCAGAACTCTTTTTGCCAGAAGGTATTGCGTAAGCATTGGCCGGATTCCAAGATATATGATGATGTACGAGAGGTAGGTGCGCACAACTTGGAGCCTGTCGATATTTTTTGTGCGGGCTTTCCGTGTCAAGATATATCTTTAGCAGGAAAGGGAGAGGGTTTGGATGGCAAAAAGTCTGGTCTTTGGTGGGAATGTTTCAGAATCATTAGCGAGCTACGACCACGAATCATCGTGTTGGAGAACGTCGCAGCTATCACTTTTCGGGGAGGACGAGAAGTGGTTGGAAGCCTTGCCCAAATCGGGTATGACACAGAGTGGCAAGTTATATCAGCTCGGATGTTCGGTGCGCCTCATCTCAGACGTAGATGGTTTTGCGTCGGTTATACTTCCGACACCAACAGCCAAAGCAAATCAAGCAGCACCTACGATGCGCAAACATTGGAAGGGATTGTTACCAACTCCAACAGCACATTTAGCAAAAGAAACAGGAGCGCCATCGGAGTACAACAGAGACACTTTGAATCTAATATGTCACTTTCAGAAAAAGGAAAAGGATATTGGAAAAAGACAAGTCCTGTCTCCCCTCTTTGTGGAGTGGATGATGGGATTCCCGATAGGTTGGACAGACTTAGAGCGTTAGGCAATGCGATTGTTCCTCAATGCTCAGAGTATATTGGCAAGTGTATTGTCGGAAGTGGTCTTTTATAGGTCGGGCAAGAACGGTGCTTGTTTATAAATAGTTGGTATCTTGGGTTCAAACATCCTTTGTTGAATCACATATAAGTATTGATCCTCGATGTCATCTCTTGTCGGGATTTGATCAACACATCCAATGTAACCATGCACAGAAGAGGTCTTCAAAAACTTGACTCCTTCTGCCTTTGCTCTAGGAGCTTTGATCCTGTGTACATACATGGACTTGACAGCCGCAACAAACATATCTCCATTGTACCAGTAGTGTCTGCCTGTCGGTATGTCTACATAGACGATATAGTTTGGGACGTATACCAGGTACTCTGCATATCCCATGGTAGCTGTCTGTATAATCTCAGCAAAGAAAGTTGGGTATCGATTACCACAGTTTGCAGACTTGACTTCGATCGTTCGTATGTCGTTCCCGATCTCTAGTACTATATCGTAGGGTGTGGATTTGCTCTTGGGTAGGTGTGCATTCTTCAGTCCTTGCATGATGAAGAGAGAAAAGAAAGACTCGCTGTGATGGTTGAGCATGTCCACCACAGCGAGTTCGGATATGAGTCCGGTCTTGAGGAGTTTATGAAATGATTGGTTTGTCATCTTGTTCTGGGGAATAATACCATCCAGAACGATTGACTCCATTCCTCCGACAACGCTTGCCATGGTTTTGCAGTTCGCACCCTAGCTGTTTAAGGAGAGTAGGATAAAAGTTAGGATAGGATACAGGTTTGATTGTGCGTGCGCCATACACTTGCTCAATCATATCCGAAACAGTAAAGTACTGTCCACAGTTTTCGTCCACAAACTCTTGTATAAGTGTGTCGTGTATCCCAGTCACAGTGTGTTCTTGATTTTTTTCACGTGACAACTTCTGTTCATCGGGAGTCAGCCACCACTGCTCTCCACTTTTGAATGCAGCCACAGCTTCAGCCCATAACTGATCTCGCTCTTCAATAAGTTCAGCCTCATCGAATGCCATGTAGTCTTCCTTTCCATGACACTTGATGTACCAGTATCGACGAGATCCTGTTCGGTCTTTAAAGATTGCAACGTCTTCATCGTTTGCGCTACCCCAGTTTATGGACGAGCGTTTGACCTTCACCTCGTACTTGTCGTATGCTCTTCGGAATGTATCGGTATCGTCAGACAGGAAGTTCTTTATTGTGTTCGCGTCCTTCTTAGCCATGGCAGATAGTTCAGCCATCTCATGTATCCATGCTGTGCGTAGGATAGACTGTCCATCTTTGTGTCCTATGTTTATGGGGCTGCTGTTGTACCAAGAGTAACCTGTTAGCTGACAGTAGCCTGCCATAACTTTGATGAACGTTCCCTTGCCATGTCCTTGTGGAGCATTTATGACAGGCATGGTATCAACTTTGCATCCAGGTTGTATCGCTCTGGCAACAGCAGCGATCATCCATTTGCGAGAATATATCTGGTTGAGTTCGGTATTGTCACACTTGAGATACTTGTGCAGTGTGTTGTGTATTCTTTTGATTCCATCCCATTGCAATGAGTTCAGATAGTCTACTATTGGGTTGACCTCTCTTTGCTCTCCGTGTATGGCCATCGCGTGCTGCACCATTTTCAGTTCCAAGTTCCGACCTGGGAAGAACTTTTTCCGAAGGTCGCTCATGATTCTCAGTTCGGTCACATCCATTACAGGTTGATCTCTCGTAAATAGACGTTGTCGGATCTCACATTTCCAGAGGTCAATGTTAAGACTCCATATCATTTCGACGATGTTGTCTACAGACTTGAGATACTTCCACTGTTTGTTCCCATCAGTGTACTGCAGCTCTAAACCATTATCTGTTGTGATGCAATCCAGATGTGCTTTGCGCTCGTTGACGCACGTGAGTCTGTATCGAGCCACACCCCATAGGTCTACTGCTCTGTGGATAAAAGCACTGCCCAGTGTACCAGACCCTGGAGCATAGCACTGGTATTTCCCTTTGCGCTTATGTAGGTTAGGCCATTGCTCTACATACCAGTCAAAAGGATGTGCGTTCCCATCTGACCCAGTGATCGGATATGTCGATGGTACGCTCAGAACTTTGTATCGTTGTCCTCCAGAAGGAGGAGGAGTATAATCCACAGGCACAGCACTACTAGTGTGTATTGGTTGTGGTCGTGTGGCGTTGGGATAAGTAGGTACATAGTCTGCCAATAGTTTGTCGATGTTAATCACGCCGCCATCTCCAAACTTACTCCACTTCTGATCTGCCCTGTCAGCACGTGCGCACGGGAAGAACCAGAACCGTGCAGGGTCTTTTGTTTGTATGTCATTCTCTGGGAAAAACTTTTGCATGGAAAACCAAACACGTTGATACTCCTTGAGTTTGATGGGACGTGACACAGGGAGAATAAGACGGAATGTGTATCCTTCTTTCAGTCCTTGTGAGTACGATGAGAATGCAGTATAACATACACCATCTAATCTTGTGAACACACTGCGTGCTGTCTGCTCGTCAAGACCATCTAGATCCATGATGAATGCATTGACTGTATCGACAGATTCGGATTGTCGGTTCCCTTCCCTTGTAGCCCACGAAACAGGACAGAATAAAGGGACATCTTCTTTTCCACATTCTATCTTTTTTCCTGCTTTGTTTGTTAGTGTCCTCATGTTATCGACGATGATGTGACTCATGACATCGTGATGACCTGCGCGTAGGATGATCTCATGCGCATTTGATAGCTTGTTGGTTATCCACCAACGACCTTTCGGAGCAGGATGTTTTGTAGCAGGAAAAGAAATATCTTCTGCTCTCATGTTGTCGGTTGTGATGTAGTGTGTTAATGTATTTGTACTAGTCATTTTTGTTTCCTTTGTTGTGATGGCTGGTGTGTGATATGGCCGGTTGAGACTCTTGTTCCCAACCGGCTTCTTTTATTAAGAGCATCATTAGGTTGTCGGCTATGAATAATCCGAGTGCCTGACGGATGCAAGCAGATGTGTTCAATCCTTTTGCATTGGCTATGGTCTGAAATGTTTCGTATGTCTTCTGGTCCATGCGTAGCATGTATGCTTTTCGTTTACTCATGTCGGGTGTCTCCTTATCCTGCATTACAGAATGTTATTGTGTGTTGGTCTTTGAGTACATTAATAATCTGGTTGTATGTCTCCCAAGATACTTCCACTGATCGTGTACCCATGACTATGTAGCAGGTTGAATCATCGTCATATTTGCGCCAATGCTCTGTTCTGATCATGTGTGTCGGAACTGTATGTTGTGTATTATCTGTGTCGATAAACTGAATGAATGATAAGTTATTCATGGCCATCTCCAAATGTTGGTGTGTATATCATAGTCATGTCGTACTCTCCTTTGGTCGGTTGTGTCGGTGGTGGTGGTGGTGGGAAGAAGGTTGCCTGCATTGCACGGAGCTTCCGCTTGGTGTCTATCAGTTGTTGGTGTAGCTCACCAATCAGCACCTGGCGTTCTTCCCTAATCTGGTCTGTCATGGTTTCCTGGACGCGTCGGTACGTGTCTAGATGATAGTCTATCTGTAGTTGGAGAATGTATGCATTATGCTCTAATGATTGTCGGTGCGTGATATGTCTGTCTGTCATGGTTAGTATCTCCTATTGATTTGATTTTTTGTGATAAAAATGATATTGCATCCATCCATCATCTGAATCGTACTGAAAAACTATTTGCGCGTAGTATCCATCTTCACACTGCATATGTTCAAAGCGAACCCAAATAGATCTGTCATCTATTTGTTTCACTTTATCCATTATTTTTTTGGCTTCTTTGTATGTTAAGTCTTTATATATTTTACTCATGTCGTTTTTTCCTTATTTGGTGTGTGTGTCGGTGGTGTCGATTGTGTTCGAGCTAAGTGCATCCTGCACAAACTCTCTAGCAAGTTTAATGTGATAGCAAGTCTTTCCATATCTATGAGCAGGACAGTAACAAATCACACCCCAACCAGGATTTGATAGTCTTTTGTATACTCTTGTTATGGGCGTGTCATTGTCGGAGGTGTTCCATACGATTTGATAACATTGTATTGTGTGGTCGTTAATCTTCTGTGTTCTGTTGATCATTCCTACGGGCTGTCTTTTCATTTTGTCAACCTCCAAAACAGCATGAGAGTAGCTGTACAAATGATCCAAATGGAAAAGAATATTAACGTTGGTTTGAAAATGTTTTGTGCAAAATATATTAGTTCATTCATGTTTGTATCCTACTTAAAAGGGTTACGTGTCGTTGGGGTTGTATAATAGAATGAATCTATGCAAGGACTATCCGAACAGTAACAAGACATGTACCACCTGCTATCATCAAAACAGTATCGAATAACAATCATGAAATATTTTTCATCTTCTACATTGTGATACATATAATCTGTGATTCGGTTATCCTGTTGAGCAATAGCGTTGAGTCTATCGTGTATTTGTTCGTATGTTAAAGGCGTGTCATAGTGTCGTGTGTACATGGTGTATCCTGTTTGTGCGTGTGATAGGTTGATCAGTTTAACAACATAATCAGGTTTGAATCTGTTATGCTATTCGTGCTATACGTGCTTTGTGCTGTGTGTTTGTTGCACCGTGTAACACTTCGGTTATTGTCTTTTGTCTCCGAGACTTACCATTGCATAGCATACAAGTTGAACACGTCATAGGGAGTCCATGCATATCTTTTTTGTCTGTACTTGCTAAGCATCTTATACCCTCTTCTTTTGCTTCCTTTTCGTTGTCAGTTACAAAGAATGTATTCCAACCTAGCGCACGCGCCTTCTCATTTTCGCGTGCGTTATCGACGCTTGCCATAAATAAATCTTGCATGTCTTGATACTCTGGTTTGTTCCATTGGTGCGTATATCCTGTGTAGTTTTCGCAAGTAGAGAGGAGCTTAGACCATACCGAAACAGGAACCGCAGCGGGATCCCCGGCCGCTCCAACTCGGACACGAAGACCACGGAGAAACTCTTTCGAGAGAGTCATCGGAATAGCCGATTGACTCTTTGCACTTTTCCAAACACTACCAAGGTTACTCCAACGAACATAACATCCATTATTTCCGTTATATTTACAATCCCCGCAAACAGCAGAAGAACCAGAGAAATATATATCCTTTGGTGTTTCGTGTACGGGTAGAATATAAAGTTGTACGAGAGGACCCGTCTTTCCGTTGGTGCTGTCTTTCGTAAATCCTGACATGACAACCATGATAGGTGTTTCATTGTCAAGCAAAGAGATACCTTTATATAGTACAAGAGTCTCCTTATACTTGAGTGCTTTTGTAATGGCTTTGTTGAGTCCTTTGTTGACAAGATTGCGAACGATAAAAGGGCCTGTTGTGTGTTTGCTGTTAGCTATTGCTTTGATTGTATTAAACATTTTGTTATCCTTTGGTTGGGTGTGTTTTTATAGGTGAGAGTCTAGATATGATACTAGGGCCTGGATGTGTTTATAGTCTGTTATTTTGTAGTCGGTCGTGATCTCACTATCTATTATTGGCTTGTGTTTTGACCATTCGATGATACGAAAAGTATCATATGTTTTAAAGTCACGCGTCAATATGATTGTGATGTTATCATGGTCAAGCGTGACAAAATGCCTGCAATAGGTATAGATATAATCTTTAAAATCGGAGAACTCGTTTTTTTCACAAAGCTCATCGTATTCTGAAGCTGTAACGGGGTAGCGATTAAATAGTATCTCGGTCATTGGTTTTATCCTTTGTTAGTTTTCGGTTCAATCATTGCGAATATACAAACAACATACATTATAATGTTAATACAATAGTGCATGCTTATTGCTTTTAATGGGTTGTCAATGATCCAAATAGAGCATTCAAAAGACAACAACAGAAGTAATATAAAGATGAAATAATAAATGATGTCTTTCATTGTTTGTTTCCTTTGTTTGTGTGTATGAGAGTTTTTATCTCTGCTCTAATACATATATCATTTTGATATACACGTCAAAAAAAAAAATGAAAAATGTTTGTACACGAAAAAATATATTGTTCGCTGATCTATATATAAAGTGTTCAAGTGTTCAAAGATTTTCATTTTTTTCGTTCTGATATTGAACAGATTGTGAACAGTGATAACATAGGAAGATACTCAGTTTTCATCGAACTGTTCGACTATACTATAAAAGTGTTCAATAAAGATTATGCCCAAAAGCTTACATTATCATATAGTGTTAGGATTTTTTTTAAAAGGTTTAGGAGCCTAGGAACAAGCGAACACAAAAAAAAATACAAGAATATTTTTGAGTCCTATTATCTACTCACTAGTAGGTAAGTGAGTCCGTAATCTACTAGTGAGAAGGTTAATAACATACTGCACGCGCGTTCAGTGGTGTGGATGAACCGAACACTGTTCACCTACTGAACACTCATTCAGTACTGAACATCCATTCAGTGTCTATGCGCTACCGAACACTGTTCGGACACTGTACAAACGTTCAGGTCGGGGGGACCCCCAAAGCGGTGTAATAGAGAAAATGGGGACACCAAAAAATATCTGGATGACTTTTTTAGATTTTGGTTGTTTTAAGGCACTGAGGACATGTTTTTGTTATACTATTTTTGCATGGTGTTTTCGATGATATATTTATTTTGTATATATCACGCAGGAGGATACCGTGTACACAGATTATGGAGTAGGCATGGCAGAACACAAAAGTAAGATTCCAACAAAAATACAAACATTTATAGTCAAAATGAATCCCGTTGCAAAGGGTAGACCCAGATTTACCAAGGCAGGTCGAACATATACACCGAAAAAAACGAAAGAGGCTACAGATGTAATCGCGAAAAAGATTGAAGAGCAAAGAGGAGAGCAGATTCCAAAGGGTGCGCCTGTTTCGTTGTATTGTAAATTTATGTGTAAACGTCCAGTGAGTATGGGTAAGGGTGATAGGGTATTGAAGACGACCAAGCCAGATGTAGATAACTATTTAAAACTTGTTATGGATGCTTGTAATCAAGCGCAGGTTTGGGAAGATGACAGTCAAGTGGTTGAGGTTCTTGCACAGAAATGGTATTGTGCTGATTACCAAGAGCCAGAGGTTCAGATACAGATAAGTAGGTTATGATATGGCAATGAAGATTACACAGAAACACAAAAAAGCAGCGTTGTTGTGTGCGCAGGGATACTTGAGTTTAAAACAGATCGCAAATGAAGTTGGTGTGGCTCGACAGACTGTAGTGCAGTGGAAACAAAAGGCTGAGTTTAAAGCTTTGATTATGGGATACAATGAGCCTTTGTTTGATACGGAGGTACGAGAGCGTAATCTACTAGACCAAGCATATAAGACGTTACAGATTGTAATGGAGAATGGTCAGAATGATGGTGCGAAGGTAAATGCTGCAAAGTATGTGATTGATACATTTCGAAACAAGAAGGGTATTAAGGGTAAGTTTAGTGATGCAAATGATGGTGAGATGAAGAACATCTTGAAGTTGGTTGAGGAGAAATGAGTTTACCGTATATTTCCTACAAGGTTCCTCGCAGACATCGTAAGGATTTGCAAGATGTATTGAAAGACCCGATAAAGTTTTTTCGATTGTTGCGCGTACAAGATAAGTATAGTGGTGCTTACAAACAGTTTGACTTGTATCCTGAACAGGAACAGTTATTGCAGCAGATATGCAGTAGCAATAAGATTATTGTTGTAAAGCCCAGACAGATTGGAGTGAGTACACTATTGCGTGCGTATGCATTTTGGAAGGTGTATACCAGTAAAGATCCTATTAAGTATGGTGTATTAAGTTTCCATGATCGTTCTGCCAAGCATCTCCGAAAGATGGACAACAACTTTCTTGCAGGTTTGCCAGAGATGTTGCAGCGTCATTGTTCGATCGACAATACAACGGATTTGATTTTCGATGATACACAAGCTGGCCTTTCCTCGTATACTGCGAGATCTAGTGGAGGTACTCGTTCGTTTACTTTGAATGCAGCGCACTTGAGTGAGTTTGCTTTTTATCCGGATCAAGAAGAGGTATTGGCACAGGTTGTAGCGACAGTGGGTAAGGGTCAGATTGTGATTGAGTCTACACCCAATACTGTTGGTGATATATTTCACAAGTTGTGTAAAGAGGCTCCAGATAATGGTTGGACACTTGTAACGTTTTGGTGGTGGCAACATCAGAACTACAGGACCCCTGCACCTACAGACATGATATACACAGAAGAGGAACAAAAGCTAATAAACTTGTATGGATTGGATGATGATCAGATACAGTGGCGCAGAGAACAAGTTGCAACCATTGGTATTGATAAGTTTAAGCGAGAGTATCCTGCATCGATCGATGATGCTTTTTCGTTTGGTAGTTCTGCCTATTTTGATCCCGATGCGTTAGATCGTATCGAGCCTATTATCTTTGATGGTAACGAGCGTGTGTACGAAAAGGAGGTATACAGTGATGATGTATATGCAGTTGGAGTTGATGTGGCAGGGGGTGTTGGTGGTGATTATAGCTGCATTTGTGTTGTGTCTTGTTCTAGCCGTGAAGTAGTTTATCAGTACAGATGTAATACCATAACTCCTGTTGAGTTTTCTGAAAAGATTATGCATATTGCACAGAAGTATAATGATGCAATGGTGTTGTGCGAATCGAACAATCATGGTCATGTAGTGATTCAAAAGTTGATTGACTATGGATATACGAATCTGTGGTACAGTGCAGAAGGTAAACATTGGGTAACCAGTTCGAAAAGTAAGATTGAGGCATATGAGATTTTGCGTGAAATGATTTCTTCTGACATGTTGTCTAGATTAGACATGACAACTTTAATGGAGCTTCGAAGTATGACAATATATAAAGTTGCACCAGAGGCTCCTAATGGTTTGCATGATGACTTGGCAGACTCGTTGGCATTGGCTTATAGATGTGCTAGAGATATACCAAGTTATATGGTTCGTAATGCAAAACAAGGATTGATGGATAGATTGATTAGCAATCGCCGAGCAAAACGTATAAGATTAATGCGAATGCCTTATAGGAGCGCACAATGAAAGCAAAGATTGCAGAAGCATTGTTTCGTAAACATGAACAATATTGGGATGAGCAAAAAGCAGAGTTGAGGAAACTTCGTGCTGCATACATGACTAGGTATTGGGACAAGGATTATGCACCTGATCAGATTTTGATTGAAACAACACGTGCGTATGAATACATCGAAGGTTATATAGCATCGTTGTATGCTCGCAATCCTTCTGTGATTGTCAAGGGTGATGTACGAGGAAGAGGGGATTCACAAAAAGTCCAAGCCCTATCCAATGCGTTTCTTGATAAAGTTCGAACACAGATTGAGGATGTGTCACGACTCGCTTTGATATACCCATGTGCATTTTTGAAACTGTATGCGACACAGCATCCAGATCCATTTAAACGTGTGGGTGTATCAGCGGTTGCGGCATGGGATGTAGTTGTAGATACAGATGCACCAAGTTGGAGTGAGCAAAAGTATGTTGGACACAGGTATCATATTACTTTGCAAGATGCGAAAGCCAAGTATGGTAACAAGAAGTATGCATCACATCAGTTGATTCGATTCCTAGATTACGATAGTAGTCATGACAATGCACCATATATGGCAGCAAACTTGTCAGCATTAAATGAAAGTGGTCATGAGCCAGACAATCCTTTTGAGTATATTCAAGTTATAGAGTTTTATGATTTGGAAAGCAATAAGATGTATGTTTGGAGTCCAGATTATTCTAATGGTGAGAAGTGGTTGTTTGATGGAGTGGAGATTGAGATTGGTGATGGAGAGAATACAGAGGTGCAGAAGTACGATCAGATACCATTTACTGACGCGGCTAATAATCCTTTGGCTCCTTTGGTTCCTTTATATTTCTCTCGTCAGCCAGATTTGCCTTTGCGTGGGTATTCAGCACTTCGTAGAGTTTATTCACAAGTAGAGGAAACCAATATAATCCGTACATATCAGTCTACGATGGTACGTAGAGCAGCAAGACAATGGATTGTAAAAAAAGGTGTATTTACTGATGAAGATATGGCCAAACTAGCGTTGGGTGCAGATGGTGAATATATTGAAGCAGAACTTAGTCCAAGTCAGAATCTGAGTGGCTCGATACAGGCAGTTCCTCATACAGGTGTTCCTGCTGAACTAGAGACATATATACGACAAGTTAATGATGATTTCCAACGTGGTAGTGTTCTTGCTCCGTTTACAAGAGGAGAGGCGACACGTGCAACAGCTACAGAGATTACAGCATTGGCATCGTACAGCTCAAGTGAGATTGGACGATTGGCGCGTGAGCGTGATGCAATGATTGAGTATGCTGCATCTGTTTATGTATCGATGATGAAAATCTTTTTACAAGATGAACCAGATGTGATTGTCATAAATGGCAAGACTCAGATTGTTCGTTCTGAAGATTTAGATGGAGACTTTAGTTTTTACGCTTTAGATGCAGGAGCGACACCAGTATCAGAGGCAGTGAAGAAGCAGGACTTCTTACAATCAATCGGGATTTTAATGGAGTTGGGAGTTCCACAACAAAAAGTCTTACAAGAACTTGTACGCAAGTTGGATCTTCCAGAGGATTTCCTGGAGACAAACGTCGAAGGAATACAAGATTTAACACAAACACAACAACAACCCTCACCTACAGCAACGATAGAACAAGGACAACAAGGTAGTCCTCAAGCAGTTGCACAAGTTTTATAGGAGTATAACATGTCAATACCACAAGATTTAATAATGCAAGCTGAAACGATTGGAGCAGGTATGGATGCCGCCCAACAACAAGGTATACAAATCATGACCCCTCAAGGAAAGTATTCTGCGAGAGCATTGAATGCTGTAGTTGATGTAGTCAATGAGATTATGCCTATGTTTGGAGAGCAAGTAATGATGGAACAGTACACAGAAGACTTGACCATAATGCCACAAGAACTCGTAAATGCATTGATGGCAATCATGACTGTTGCAGACCAAGCAGGTGTACCTATCGATATGGAGATAAGTTCAGTTGTATCTGACAATGATTTGGCTAAACTTGCTGCGTTGATAAAACGTTTGGCACAAGATAAAAAGCTAAAAGACTTTTTGATGAAAGGAACTGAAGAAGTTACCGAAGAAGTTGAAGTAGAATCTGCCCCTGCGCCCGAGGGTGGTATGGAAGTATCGGACGAAGAACTATTTTCCCAGAGAGTATAATGTCAGAAGAACAAAACGATAATACAGCAAACCTTGAAACCGTGACTCCATCGGAGGACACTGCTACAGTCTCCGAACAACCAGAAGTCACACCTAACGATCGACCATCGATTGATAACTATAAGGATGAATATGACAAACGAGTGGATGCTTTGTTGGCTAGGCATGAAGCAGAAAGTCGTGGAGAGCCAACGCCCGAACCCGAAGGACTCCGAGAAGGAGAATCTTGGGACAAACTCTTCGATCAAGCAGACGAAAACAGTCAACGAGCAATGCAACAGCTCAGAGCAGACTATACAAGAAAGACCCAAGAACTAGCTGCTGAACGCAAAGAACTACAAGAGCAAGCACAACACATTGAATCAATGCGTATGAGTCTTGAAGATAATGCTGCATACAAGGCAATACAAGAGGCTGCACAAGAAGATACAGGTGATTTTGATCCATATGATTCTGCTTCGTTTGAGCGATATGTGAATAAGATTGTAGCAGAACGATTACAGTCCGTGTTGCAGCCTATGGCAGAGCAACAGATGAAAGCAAGTGCGCAAGCAAAAGTGCAAACTTTCATGGAACAACATCCAGATTTAAACACAGATGAAACTTTGAAAACAGAGGTGCGCCAAACTTTGTTGGGGAATGAGTCTTTATCACTACAAGATGCGTACTGGATTGTAAAAGGCAGACGTAGCCATAGTGTTTCTGAACGAGAAGCAGTCCAAAAACTGGCATTTAAGAATGCAGCAAAGGCAAGTGGACTCAAAGTAGGAGTAGGACAAAACAAAGGTACTACAGTTCCTAAAGGGTCTACAAAGATGAAAGCTGCTGACTTGTACCAACATTTACTTAAGCAACAGAAATAAATATGTTATACAATAATCATGTCGCATTGTGGATTCCCCTGGAGACAGGACACGTTGAAGCAACTCCCCCACGAGGATACGAGGCGATGGATACAATAAACTCTAACGTAGGAGCCTAACATGGCAATCCAACCCGATATATTAGCATCGACCCTGCGTATCTTGAAAGATCGTGAGGTAGATAATACATTTAAAAACATCCCATTGCTTGATGCAATCCGTAGTCACGGAGCAGTTATTGAGAGTGATGGTGGTAGCAAGGTAAACTGTCCTGCTATTATGACCGAACATTCAATGATTACTCAGCTGTCTAGTGGATATGAGTCTGTAAATCTTGCAGTCAAAGATCCTCTTCGTCAGACTGAATACAACTGGTGTGACTTTGTTGCTCCTGTAGTAATCACTGAAAAAGAACAACTTACCAACAAAGGCGATCGCGCAGTAATCAACATTGCTGAAGCTCGTCTCAAGTCCGTTATGGGTATGTTGCAACGTGAGTTCTGTAAGCAGATCGTAAACAACGAGTCTACTATTCTTTCTGAACTTCAAACCTTGTCTCCAAAAGGAGCAAACGGTTGGTTTGGATGTCAACCATTTGGTGATCAAGAAGGACTTGTTGGTGGACTTGATAAAGCTACATATACAGATACATTCCAAAACCAATATGTAGATTGCCCATCTGCTTTTCCTGATGAGACTGATCATGCTGTTCGTCTTTTTCGTGCTATGAGCAAGTTGTATATTGACTCACAAGTATATGCTCCAGAGGGAGAGGTAGACATTATCCTTATGTCACCACGATGTTATGAGCTTTACAAGAATAGTTTGTTTGCACAAGAGCGATACACTTCTATTCAAGAGCAACGTGACATGGCTGGTAAACTTGGACTTATGTTCAATGGTGCAAAGGTTTATGTTGAGCCTAATCTTGCAGGAACATTTGTACAGACTGATCTTACAAAACCTGCACAGAATATGAGTGGAGTTGACATTACTTTTGGAACTTCTACTAAAAATCATTATCAAACTGACGGTGCTGCTGTTGGAACTATCGATGCGATGTTCCTAAACTCAAAACTTATGTCATTGTATTTTGATCGTGATGCTTACTTTGAAATGGGTGAGTTTGAGCGTATCAGTGGATATGCAGCTATGGCTGCAAACATCATGACTCGTACACAACTTGCTACTGCAAACTTGTCAGGACATGGTATCCTTATCAATGCATTCGCTACTATTAATCCATAAGAGGTGAAACATGGCTACTCAAAACTTATTACAACGACTTGACCAAGCATCAGAGACTACAGGGTCTTCTGCTGATGCGTCAAATCGTAGAATCGAAGAAGTGTTTATTGCGTCAGAAGCAATCACAGCAGGCGACTTTGTTTGTCTTGACTTGAGCAAATCTGCTGACAGCGATAAAGTATTATTTGTAAAGAAACTTACTGCAACAGCAGCAACTAACCTTTGTGTTGGTGTTGCCATTGCAGCAGCAGCAACAGATGAAAATGTTCGTGTATGTATTCGTGGAATGATTTCTGCGAATGTTGCTACTGGTGTAGCGCAAGGCGATCGTCTTGTTGCTTCATCATCAGCAGGACGAGCAGAAGAATATGCAGATGTAACTATTGAAGAAAGCGGCAGTGCAACCAAAACTGTATCTTTCAAACCGATTGTTGCTTTTGCTGTTGGTGCTGAAGATGCTAACTTTGCAACAGTATACGTATACCCACAGTTCTAGGCATTCTCCATGCTACATGGGCTAGGTTATTCCATTTGGTCTAGCCTAGCCCTTTTTTATAGGTGACCCATGAATCTACAAGACATTCGACAATACATTGCCAACATCATTGACTACGATCCATCGACGAATCGTGAGTATACCGAACAGATTGAAAATGTAATCAATCATCATTATCGAATGTTGTTTGCAGAAAAAGCATTTAGTTTTGCTCAAAAGGAAGTGAAACTAGAAATATATACAGATGCAACTAGGACAGCATCTGGAACATATAGTGGTTCTTTGAAACTTACAATCGTAGATGCAACAAGTGATTTGCCTGCTTGGATTGAGGGCAACATTGTAGAGATTGAAGGTACAGAGTATGAGGTTTTGTATAGAGATCCTACAGTACTAACAAGATTTTTTATTGATGCATCGATGGCAGTGTTTTCAGCAAAGACCATTACATTTAAACAAAGATTTATTCGTCTTCCACAAGATTGTGTAAGCTTGCTTCAAGTGGGAAGACGTTCAGCTTCTATATCTCCATCAGCAGTAGGTCGTTTTATTCCGTTGACTCGATACGAGGATGAATACTACAACTTGCCATTGGATGAAGTAAACATTCCAAACTACTGGATTATTCAAGACAGCATAT